CTGGTCCGGTTTCCCAGTTGTCTTCATTGCTGGGGTTACTAACACGTGCCATGCGCACGATCAGCTTTTCAGCGTCTGGAGTTGCCCAGACCAATTCAACATTACTCATGAATAAAGCGCAGAGATTAAACGTTGGACCACACTTTTCTTAATGTGGTAGTGCCTATAGCAATCGACGTGCTCTTTGTCCACCGGAATTTCTACCGAATACAAAAACGTAGAACAGACATTACATTTTTTAACCCGTGTCTTTGCTACTTCGTGTGAATGACGAGTGCTGATCGTTTTAAAGGCCGCGCTACCTGAGGCACCGCAATTAGAGCACTCCACTATAAAGGCCCACAAGTACCGAGCTTTGCAAGCACATGAAGTTTTCTTAAGGCTCTATGGCACCTTTGCCTTACACGTTCTCTAGACATACCCAAGTCTTTTGAGACTTTTATGTAGGTCTGCGGCTCACCACCATGAAAAGCAAACACCCGTTCAACGATGGTACGGTCCACGGGGCTCAGGGTCATCAATAGCCTGTCCACCGTATCACTGCAGAAAAGATTATCAAGCTTTTCCATGGGGTGCTCACCATCAGTAATAAGCTCAAGCAGCGTATGGTCAGAGTCCAAGCCAGTCGCAACTTTATCCAAGCTAAGACAGTCCTCACTACGTTCCAGGTACTCCCGCAATCGCTTAGGGGGTGTAGCACAGTATTCCGCGCTTTCTTCTAAAGTGGGCGGCCTACCATGCGACAGCTCAAACTGGGGTGCCCACTGGCGCAGCTTTGCCAGTATTTCCCCGGCATGGGACGGAATACGAATCATCCGGTCGTGGTAGCTCAGATAGCGGCTAATCGACTGCCTAATCCACCAATAGACATATGTGGACAAGGCGTAACCCCGCTCTGGGTCGAACTTTTTAATACCGTGGGCAAGCCCGATATTTCCTTCTTGCACGATGTCAAACATTTCGGTGCGCCTGGAACGTAATGTGTAACGTTTTGCGATAGATACGACAAGCCTTAGGTTGCAGTTGATGAGCTTTTGATAGGCCCGTTTGCCCGCCTTAATTTCCTTTGCGGTGGGGTTTTCAGATGTAACCCAAACCTGCACTTGCCGCGCCAGCAATATTTCCTGCTCTTTGTTTAAGAGCGGGTACCGGACAATGTCTTTTATGTATTCACTAAAGCCCTCCATCAGTAAGAAACCTCCACAATGCTTGGTATGCAGCCCATGCTGTCTTCGAGGCTACGTGCCACTTGGCAAGCTTTCTCAATAGTCACATAGGAGCAAGCGTCTTCTGCTTTATACGTCAAGCGAATACCGTTGTTTTTAGGAAAGTTTGCGTAGTAGGCCGCAAGATACAAAACTTTACCTTCGTGTGTTGTCTTAAGTGCGTAGCGGGGCATAGGCCGATAATTAGTAGACCCAAGAAGAGTAGCACAGTACAAATCCTTTAGCAAGAGTCGCTCTTAATAGAAAGCGGGTAGAGTTGATTGATTGCATCACGAATTAGCAACGCATCGTCTTTGGTAACAGATAGTTCTATTTTGCCTTTTGAAACGTTCTCATCAAAATAGGTAATTGTTAGGCCCGTTTGAGGATCGGGATAATCTGTGGTCTGAGTGTCTTCAACTGTGAACCACCATTCCGGCTCAGACTGGCAGCGCTTGATTGTTGTAATGGGCATCAGTTGTTCTCTTGCTGCTGTGGGCGCATGCAGCTTTTGAAGTTATTGACAAAAGCTCTGAGTTCCAGACTCGCTTCTGCGCTGTGGCCTCGGTATGAGAACTCTTCTAAGAAATCCTCAAGCTTTTTTTGATCCTGATCCAACTGCCAATCAGCAGCGGCTCGCATGTCGCATTTAAATATGATTGGAACAGAATAGTCGTAGTGACGTATATTTGCAGCAATCTTTTCGATGATTTCTTCAGTTAGTGGGTGAGTCATTATTTTTCAAATGCAAGGCAAATAGATTGGGCAAGAATGTTGTCGTAAAGACGCCCACATGCTTGCCATTTTTGAGGTATCCACCAAACACCAATAATCACCGTAGCGACCATAAGGGCAATCATCCCCCAAACAAGTAGTTCGGGGAAATTGTTTTTAGTTTTGCGATCAGTCATGAATTTTCCTCCAGTGTGATGGTAAGTGCTGGGCTAACGAACAGTAGCACAATACAAATTCTTTTACTCGCTACCTTCAGGAGCTTTACGTGACTTAATACGGCCTTCCACCCGTTTACGAACAGAAGCACGCCAAGCAGCTTCATCCTTAGCAACTGCCTCGTTGTAAATCGCGGAAGGGTATTCCCGTTCCAATGCTTTATAGACCGCGTTACGAATCCAGGCGGTGGGACGTGTGCTAGCCTTTTCAGCTAGGTCAAACAGCAATTTCGCCCTATGGGGATCAAGAAGGATTTGCATATATGTTTTATTTCCGTGCCGAATCGCCATCAAGTAGTAGCCCAGTAGATTTTAGTCTAGCATTGTGCTACCAAAGAAGCGCATTATCAACATGCTTACGCCAGCCAGTCTGCTGATCTTTACGAGCTTTTGTGCGTTGTTTACGACAGCCCCGCCTTATTTCCCTAGCACCTTCAAGGAAATTGGCTGCGCGGAGCAAATCTGCAGTAGTGGCACGCGCTATCTCGTACTGCAGGAACTTCATAACTATCTGCCTCCCTGTTTCTGGTGGCATAGGCAGCATCCATCACTTCCGCAAGACTACAGTAATAATCTATTTCCTGAGGGGTACGGAAGGACCACCCGTTAATTGTGCGATAGATGCTGACCATGCTGCACTACTTATTAATGGATTTCGGACCAACGCTTTCCTATAGAAGGTTCAGCTAAAGGCGGAATGTCTCCCAGCCACTTAGCTTCGGCGCTCTCCATTACTTGTTTTAGCTGGAGCGCCCAATGCTGTGCTTTATCTTCACGAACTAATAAGAGAATTTCATCGTGGATGCAGCCTGCGATTTTTACTTCCTGTTCACCAGCTTCTAAAAGCTTTGGCCAAAGGTTGCCCAGAGCGCATTTAAGGATGGCCGCACCAGCGCCTTGGATGGGGGTGTTGCACCTTACCGTAAGGCGGTTCATGTCACCCGGCAAGAAACGACGCATGTCAGAACCTGGAATACGAATTTCGGCCCACCGATTACTTGCTGTCTTTGATGCGTCGGCAGCATTCTGGTTTTGCCACTGCTTTACGCCTGCATAAGTGTCCAGCCATTGGTTACGAATTGTTGCAGCAGCCTCCACAGTCATGGTGACGCCAGAGCTAGCAGCGTAATTGCGCAAGCCTTTAGCTCCCGACCCATACAGCAAACCAAAATTGGCGCTTTTCGCGATCTGGCGAGTACAGCCAATAGCTTCAGCAGTGACCGTATGAAGGTCTTCACCAGACTGGAACGCCTTGGTCATCTTTTCATCCTGCGCCACTGCTGCAGCAAGTCGAAGTTCCATCTGCCCAAAATCCGCATCAACAAGCAGCCAACCATCAGGAGCCTCAACACATTGCCGAAACTCCGTATCACGGGGAATCTGCTGGTTGTTGGGTTTAATGCAGGACATGCGGCCTGACTCCGCACCAAGCTGGAGGTAGCTGGCACGTACAAAGCCGTCCGGGTCCATCTTTTCAAGGATCCCTTCAGCCATTTGACGACGCTTTTCACTTTTCTTCCATGCCAAATAGGTCTGTATGACATGGTGGTCCGCAGCGTAATCCTGAAGGGCTGCCCTACTAGCACTAGGCTTGCCTGTTTTATTGTCCTTCGGCACTGTTCCCAGAAGTGCAGTGAACTTTTCTAACAATTGCTTGGGACTATTTAAGTTGAAGCCTGCTTCTAGCTTGGTCCCACGACGAGCATCACCCGTAGCTTTTGGCCTGAGGTTAAACGCTTTCGGCGCCATTTCAATCTTTTCAATTTCCGCATACCAATTTTCGTAGTCTGAGTCTTCGTGCCCCATTTGTGTGACAAGGTCTCGAAGCTTTGAAAGTCTTTGAGTATTTGCTGCTTCTCTTGGAAGCTTATGTTCCGCCGGAAGCGCGTTATCAAGTTCCCGTAAAAAGTCTCTACCGAGCGCATTAATATCGTGTTGGTAATCATTACAAAGCTGCTCAAGGCTAGAACGGTTCCAAGGAAGCCCGGTACGCCACATCTGGGCCATAGCGGGAAGTGCTTTGCACTCTAATGCGTACGCTTCAGCAAGCCGTGCATTTTGCAACGCCACTGTAAGTGGATAATCCAGCTGCAGCAGCACCTCAACATCTTTAGCGGCATAGACCAATTGGTCTTGACTTAAGACTGGAACGCTCCAATCAGATCGCTGCTGTTCCTTGTCGAGTTCAATTTTGAGGACACGCTTGGCCACATGGGCTAGCCCGTGTCTGAGGTTAGGCGTTCCATTGTGGTGGAGCTTACTGGCAAGCATGGTGCAGCCAATTCTCCGTCCCCGCACATAGATGCCGTGTTCTTGAAGCCAACCAAGGTCAAACACTGCATTGTGGGCTAGCCAGTAACGCTCACCATTGGTAAAGAACAGGCGGAGTTTTTCCCAGCCATCCGTATCTAGTTCAAAACAGTCAATGATGATAATGGTTTTACTGACTTCGCAGCCGAGCTGGATCAGTCGAAGTTTGCCTATTTCAGGCTGCAGCTGGAGCGTTTCCGTATCGAAGGCGATAGAAATGGATGTCGAGATCCTGTGCAGGTGCTCGACACCGAAAAACAAGTTGTAGTCAGACATGGGTGGTCTTCAAAGAAGTGTGTATTCAGGAAGTGGGCCTGTCCATTCGGACTCGTGTTGGCCTTCGGGACTGTACCAGCCGGTGTCGTCAATACGCCAACCAGCAGTGCAACGCTTTAACGCCTTGTAGTTTTCCCAGACGGGCTCTTCAGGAAAAGGATTGCCGTAGTCGTGTTCCCAATCGTGCTCACTGATGCCAGTGGGTGTGTACCAGCCACCTTCATCGGCTTCCCAGCCTTCTGCGGTACGCATTTTCCAGCGCTTGTCTTGATCAGCCATAGCAGCGTCAAACTGAGCAGCGTTTACAGCGTAGTTATCAAACCAAGCCGCAACCCGGAGATTGTAATCTGCAGCTTCGTTTTGCAAGTAGCTTGGAACGTCCTTAAGTTTTACGCTTGCAAAGCTGCTTGTATCGAATGGGTGTGTAGACATGATTAAAGAGGAAAAGTTTCGTAAGAGGTTTGCAAGAGGTTTTTGACTATTACCTCTAGGTCTGCAACCCTATCACTGGAGTCAAGGTCGCAGATAATTGGGACTTCAGCTGTAAACCATTTGTAACCACAGGCCGGGCATTTGCGGCCTCTAACCACGCTTGCTTCAAAACGAGGTTTAGTTTGAGTGACCCAGCGGTCACCTTTTTGTGGTGCCCGATTGCAGTCTGGGCAATTCATGCAAGAGGATCATCATAAGGACTGGTTTCAAATTCCAAAATCAAGCGGCATAAGTACCATCTGGCTTTGCGGAGATCTTCAGCACCATTTTTCTGGCGATACCTCCAGAGGTACTTGATGCAATTGCCGCGCAGATAGCCGATAAACTCATCGAATGTCATTGCGGATTTGATTGCCTCAATACATTCGACGCCGTTTGCGCTTTGGTAGTGCGCGGGAAAGTTGACAGAATCAGTCATCATGAGTCCTCTTGTGTGGTGATGACGGGGGCTTCTTTGATCAGCTGGAGCAACGTGTCGCGTTGTCTCCGTCGCGCAACAACGGCTTGGTGGGCTTCGGCGGCTTCGGCGGCTCGTGCGGCTTCGTCGGCGGCTCGTGCGGCGGTCTTGGCGGCGGCGTAGGGGGCTAGTGCGGCTCGTGGGGCGGAGCAAGCAGCGGCGGCAAACGTAATGGCATTCCTAGCAGCCCCGGCAGCAGCCAGAGCAGCCCATCTAACTTTGCTAGAGGTAGCAACAGTTCTAGCAGCCCTGTCATCAGCCTCGCTTGGCCATTCCTTACCTTCCGCCAATATGTCCAGCCCTGTGATCACAGGGTCAATCGCCGCTTGAACGTCAGTGGGAACCGGCGGCAATGCCCGTAACTCGGCAGCAAGAAACTGGAACCCGACTCGCGTCAGATCTTTCCCGTCAGTTTCAATCGCGCTTGGCAGTGCAGCGAAGAACTCAGGCGCTTCACTTTCAGACAGTCCTTCGAAGACCGACTCCGCGATACGGCTGATCATCAGCGGGATACCGTACACCCACTCGATATACTCAGGATCATCTTCCTGCATTGATAGACAACCGATGAAACATGTCTGGTAGCTCCCCTGAGATACGCGATCGGCTATGACGTGAGCTGCAACTTCAGCTTGTAGCTGGTGGAAGTTTCTAGTAAGCATTAGTTGTTCTCCTGTGGGCGCATGCAGCTTTTGAAGTTATTGACAAAAGCTCTGAGTTCCAGACTCGCTTCTGCGCTGTGGCCTCGGTATGAGAACTCTTCTAAGAAATCCTCTTCAGTCAATGGGTGGAATCCTTTAGTCATGGTTCTCAAGGTTGAAATACTTTTGCTCGACAAATGTGGTAAGCCAATTATGTGTACGGCTGAGGGCCGTACAGAACCTAGTCATCGTCAAAAGTAATTGGGGGAATAACGCACCAGTCGGTGATCCAGGGCAGCATACGCTCCACCTGTTCCTGCGTTGGTGCGTTTGTATGGTCTAGTGGTTCGTCCCAGAGAATAACTGCTTGGCAGTGTGCAGAGTCAAACTCAGGTGGATCTAAATGGGTTGCAGGCAAGACCTGAACAGCATCATCAACAGTGGCTTGGACATGTAGAAGATCTGATCCTCTGGTGTAGCTGTAGCTGATTAGTTGAGCGTGGGCCATGGTGGGGCTCCGAAC